GTGGATACTACCCAAAAGCTAATGGCGGATCTTCACCTCAAGACTGGGATTTAATTGGTGCAACAACTGATGGATCAAGTGAAACTGGATTAGGTGAACTTGCAAATAAAGCAGCTGTAAAATCTTATTTAGATACTTACACATCTGATTGGAAAGAACGTAATGAAGCAGGTGAAGAAGTTGATTTTGATCAAGACGCAGCAGCTACTCATATTTGGACTAAAAAAATAGATTAAGGAATTTAAATGGCGAACTACCCGCAACTCGATGATTGTTCGGGCGTATGGACTTTGAAAGAAGTCAACAACGCTATTATGGGCGGCTATTGGCGTCAAGCAGGAACACGAGGAATATTTGGAGGAGGTTATTCTGCTCCAGCCCTTATTGCTGCAGCTGATTTTGTAACAATTGCAACAACTGGAAATGCCTCTGCTTTTGGTAACTTAAGTGTAAGCAGAAGACATTTAACTGCTTTCAGTTCTTTTAATAGAAATTTTTTTGCAGGAGGTGCAACTCCTTCAATGGTTAATCACATTGATTATTTTACACCATCATCACAAGGTAATGCATCTGACTTTGGAGATTTAACAAATGCTAGAAAAGCAATTGGTGCATCAAGTAATTCTACAAGAGGTGTAGTTTTTGGAGGCACTAATCCATCAAACGTAAATATAATAGATTATATTACTATGGCATCAGTTGGTAATGCAATTGACTTTGGAGATTTAACTACAGTAGCAAATGGTGCTACAGGAGCATCTTCTCCAACTAGAGGAGTTAGATTAGGAGGACAGCCTGTTGCAGCTACTATAGATTTTTTTGAAATAGCAACAACAGGAGACGCTGTAGATTTTGGAGATTTAGCAGTAAGTGTAGGAGACGCTGCTTCATTTGATTCTTCAACAAGAGGAGTTGCTGTAGGAGGTTATTCTGCTCCTGCTAATGTAAATACTATTCAATATATTACTATAGCTTCACAAGGTAATGCCATAGATTATGGAGATGCTACAAATTCTTTAGATGTAACCGGTGGCACATCTAATTGTATAAGAGGATTAAAAGGTGGAGGACCTGGTGTGTCAAATGTTATAGATTATATAACTATTACTAATGGTGGTACGGCTCTTGACTTTGGAGACTTAGCTACTGCAAGAACAGAATTAGAAGCAACATCAAATGCACACGGTGGTTTAAATGAAGGTTATCAAGGAACGAGAATAGCACCAATACCATTAGGCGGTGGAAACGGAGATCTTGGTTTTTTTGTAGCTGGAGAGACTGGTTCTAATAGTGGTTATCAAAGCAGAATAGATGTTGTTCAAATAAGTACTTTAGGTAATGCTAGTAGTCATGGAGATTTAGTTGCTGCAAAAGGAAGAGGAAGTGGGGCAGTTTGTTCAGATGTAAGAGCTGTTCAAGGAGGTGGAAAAATTTCATCTAATACAGCAACCATGGATGCTTTTGATGTTAGATCACAAGGCAATGCATTTGATTTTGGAGATTTATCAAGTGCTGCTATTTTATGTAGAGGAGCTGGAAGCACTACAAGAGGTATATTTGCTTTAGGTGACGTAGGTGATTCAGCAGTTGATACTGTAGAATTTATTACAATTGCAACTATAGGAGACACTACAGATTTTGGAAATTTAACTGTTGGAAGAAAAAATCCCGCAGCTTGTAGTTCAACAACAAGAATGATTAATGGTGGTGGTTTTGGTCCAAGTTATAGTAATGTTATGGATTATGTTACAATTGCTTCTGCTGGTAATTCAACAGATTTTGGAGATTTAAGTAATGCAAGAAATCAATTAGATGCTCTTTCTTCTTCAACAAGAGGCGTATGGTTTGGTGGGGCGTTAGCTCCAGATGGTAGTGCTGCAAATACTATTGACTATGTGACCATATCATCAACTGGTGATGCAGCAGACTTTGGAGATTTAACTGTTGCAAGGCAGCAAGCATTAGGTGGTAGTAATAGTACTAGAGGAGTTATGATGGGTGGTGAAAATGGCGGAATAAAAAATACAATAGATTATATAACTATAGCTTCAACTGGTAATGCTGCTGATTTTGGAGATTTAACAGATGCTAAAACATTTGGTGCTAGTTGTTCTAATGGTCACGGAGGATTATCATAATGCCTATTTGGGATATTAAAGAACGATATAAAAAAGTTAGAGCTAATGAGATTAGAAATGATAGAGCTTTATTACAGAATAATGGATCAGACGCAATTGAAAAAATTAATATTAGCACAACAGGAAATAGTAGTAGTTTTGGAACTTTAACACAAAATCGAGGATCTAATTCTTGTTTTACTTCTACTACAAGAGGTATTTGTGTAAATGGAAGTTTTCCAGGAACAGCTCAAACAAACATATTAGACTATGTTACCATAGCTTCAGAAGGTAATGCTGCAGATTTTGGAGATAGTACAAACAGCACAAGAGATGGTAGTGAGGGTGCACTTGGAAATAATGTTAGGGGAATTAGAGGAGGAGGTGCAACTCCTAGTCATTCTAATGTAATAGATTATAACTTTATGGCATCTCTTGGTGATTCCATTGACTTTGGAGATTTAGCTGCTGCTACAAGAAGTGGAGGGGCAGTTAGTTCAACTACTAGAGGTTTATTTGCAGGAGGGGGTGCACCTGGTGATATTGATGTTATTCAATATGTTACAATTTCAACAACAGGTAATACAACAGATTTTGGAGATTTAACTGCCGCTAAAAATGGACCAGCAGCTAATTCAAGTTCAACAAGGGCAGTTTTTATGGGAAACCATAGTCCATCAGTGGTTAGCACTATCGACACTGTACAAATAGCTACAACAGGAAACGCTGCAGATTTTGGTGATATAACAGTAGCTAGAGGAGATAATGGATCAGCTTCAAATTCAATTAGAGGTTTGTGTTTAGGGGGAACTACGGGTGGAGGTACTGTTGTTAATGTAATTGATTTTGTAACTATTGCAACTTTTGGTAATGCAACAGATTTTGGAGATTTAGCTAATGGAGATACGTTAAATTCCATGGCAATGCCAGCTCACGGTGGAATAGATTTAGATTCTATACAACGTCCATCAGTAACCTATATGCCTGGATCAGGAAAAACATTAATTTGCGGCGGTCAACTTTCACCTGGTGCTGGAACAGTTGATATAGATACATACAATATACCAACTTTAGGTAATGCAAGAAATTTTGGTGATTTAAGTAAAACAGCATCAAATGGTGTAGGTTGTGCTTCTAGTTATACTAGAACTGTTTTTTCTAGCGGATACTATTTTACTTCTCCATACTATTCTACTGAAATGCAAGCAATAGAGTTTGCTACTGAAGGCAATGTTTGTGATTTTGGTGACACAACACAGGAACGTTATGGGCATGCTTATGGTAATGTTGGAAATACTACTCGTGGACTTTTTATGGGAGGATATGCACCTAGTTCACCATACATTGTAAACATAATTGATTATATCACTATTGCAACTATGGGAAATGCTACTGACTTTGGAGATCTAACAAATGTTAAACAAGCTCCTGCTGGTGCATCTAGTAATACACGAGGTTTGTCTCTTGGAGGAACAACACCATCAAATATAAATATTATAGATTATGTTACTATTGCGTCAACTGGAGATGCAAGTGATTTTGGTGATTTAACGCTATCGAGATCAAACTGTGCTGGAGCAGCTTCATCAGTAAGAGCCGTTGCGGCAGGTGGAGGATCGCCAAGTAATTCAGATGTTATAGATTATGTAACGATTGCATCAACTGGAGATGCTTCTGATTTCGGTGATTTAACACAAGCTGGAAAAGCAGCTTGTCCAGGTTCAAATGGAACTAGAGCAGTGTTTGCTGGTCGTCATACACCAGGAAAAGAAACTACTATGGATTATATAACTATTGCTTCTACAGGAGATGCCGCTGATTTTGGAGATTTAAAAGCAGCAGCTAGTGAAAAAGGTAGTGCATCAGACTCGCACGGAGGTTTACAATCCTAAAATAATATAGTATAGTCCTATATATGAAAGAAGAATTATTACAAATATTTCCAACACCAGTGCTTATTACAAAATACGAAGGTGATTTAAGTAAAGAAATAAAGTACGTGGATTCTTTACCTTACAAGGAACAAAAAGCTAATGCTAATTTTAAATCTGCAGATAGTTATTTATTAGAAATAGAACAATTAAAAAATTTAAAAAATTTTTTTTACGAAAGTTTAAATAAGTATACTAAAAATATTTCACAGTCAGAACAAAGATTAGTTATTACTCAATGCTGGGCTAATAAAAATCCACCAGGTTCCAAGCACCACGAACATGTGCATCCTAATAGTATGTTAAGTGGAGTGTTTTATTTAAGACAAGATAAAACATTACCACCTATACAATTTTCTAAATCAATACAAAGTAGTATGAAACTAGATCCTAAGAAATATAATAATTTAAATTCAGAAACATTTTTATTACCATGTACAGCTGGAGAATTACTATTGTTTCCATCAGATTTAAAACATAGCGTGCCATTAAATTTAGGAAAAGAAGCAAGATTAAGTATGTCTTTTAATACATTTAGTGTTGATACATTAGGTAGTGAAGATAGTTTAACCCATTTAGATATAAGGAGAATAATGAATGAGCACAATTGAAGATCATATATACGTAGAAAATCACATACCAGTAGAACTATGTAAATCATTGATAGAAGAATGTAACAAAAAAGAATGGAAAAAGCATACTTGGAATAACTATGCTGAAGGCACATTTGAATCTGAAACAGAAAAAGAACTAGATGTAATGCCTTGTACACAAGAACAACAAAATAAAATTACACCATATCTTGTTAAAGCATTAGAAGAGTATCAAAAAAAACATAGTTGGCCAGGAGAAAAAACTAGTCCTCCATGGCTTACCAAATTTTCACCTATAAGATTTAATAAATATGAAGTAGGTAATATGATGAGAGAACACTATGATCATATACACAGTATTTTTGATGGAAAAATGAAGGGAGTTCCTATAGTATCTATCGTTGCAAATTTAAATGATAACTACGAGGGTGCAGAATTTTATTGCAGGGGCAAAAAAATTCCTTTAAAAACAGGGGATATATTATTATTTCCATCAACTTTTATGTACCCACATGAAGTTAAGGAAGCAACTAAAGGCACTAGATATTCATTTGTAAGCTGGGCTTTTTAGTAATATAAAGGGTTATATGTTACAGAAGGTAAAATTTGCACCAGGATTCAATAAACAAGTTACCGCAACCGGTGGTGAAGGCCAATGGGTTAGTGGTGATAATGTTAGGTTTAGATATGGCACGCCAGAAAAAATGGGTGGTTGGGCACAATTAGGTTCTGTAGATTTAACAGGACGTAATACAGCTATTCACCATTTTGTTAATGCTAGTGGTATAAAGTACGCGGCTCTTGGAACTAATAGAATTTTATACGTATACTCTGGTGGTATTTTTTACGACATACATCCAATTAAAACAACAACAACTTTAACAAGCGCTTTTACTACAACTAATGGATCTGCAGTTGTAACTGTAACTTTTGCATCAGCACATGGAATAAATGCAGGTGATATTATTTTATGTGACAACTTTACATCAATTACTAATTCTAATTTTGGATCTGGAGATTTTGATGATGTAAAATTTATGGTAACAAGTATTCCAACGGATACTACTTTAACTATAACTATGTCATCTAATGAATCAGGATCAGGTGCATCTACATCAGGTGGTATTAGAGTAAAACATTATTACCCTGTAGGACCAGCTGTTGAAACAGCATCTACTGGTTGGGGACTTGGTCAATGGGGTGGTACACAATCAGGACAATTTATATCTACATTATCATCAAGCATTAACACTAGTGTAACGTCATTAACAATGGCTAGTTCTACATCATTTCCATCATCAGGAACTGTTATTATAGGATCTGAATTAATTACGTATACAGGAAATAGTGGTGGTACATTAA